ATTTAAATCAGAAGGTATTCCAGAGATTGCTATAGGTATAGGTGTAAACTCTGGTACTTGCATAGCAGGTAACTTTGGAGCAACCGATAGGTTTGCTTTTAGTTTGATAGGTGATCCTTGTAACGTAGCCGCTAGATTAGAATCAAGTACTAAGATAGCGGGAGTAGGTACGTTAATAGGTGAAGAGACTGCCAAGTATTCTTGCTATGAGCTACAAGAACTAGAACCTATAGAAGTAAAAGGTAAAGCTAAACCGTTGAGGGTATATACTTGGAAGTAACTTATCTCTCCTGTAAAGCTTGCAGTTCTGATTGAAGGTAATCATGCATGTTGTATAGTTTATCTTTACTTTTCTTTATAACATTACGCACGATCCAAGCTTCATCAACATGAAACAATCTATCAATATGTTTTTCAGGGAGCATGGACATCTCTGTTATTAACTGATTGTCTCTGTTAAGAAGTACTTTAAAACTTATTAAGTTTGCTTCTGTTTTCTTTTCCATTAAATAATCTCACAAGTACCTGCGCTACACGCAAGCTCTTTAGTATTTTCGGTATTGTCTTCTGTTTCATACTCGGTTATCTTAGACCAATCTACTATGTCTGTAGTTTTCTTTAGCCACTTACGATACTCGTTGTAAGTTATCTCTTGATAAGGAGCTTGTCTATAAGAATGGTCTGAATACGGAAGGAAAGATATACCTGATACATCATCAAAGTTTTTATGTACCCAAGAACCTACTTCCATCCATTCGTTTTCTTTAACTGAGATAGTAACAGACGGCTTGTGTTCACACCATTTATCTTGATACTGTTTCCAGATTTCTAGATGTTGAATAGCTGTAAAGTCTTTCCTAGTTAACGCACCTTTAGGACTCTTGATAGGAAAATAGAATACATAAGTATGTTCTGGTTTAGTTACATCGTCTTCGTGATATACACCTGCATCAACCATAAGCCTAGCTAAAGGATCTTTTTTATCGGCTCTTACTGTACGAAGGTAATATGGACTGTGCCTAGTGTGAATACCTGAAGCACTATTGACTAGTTGACTTACTGTTCCGCTAGGTTTAACGCAGGTAATCGCTACGGATTGAGGGATACCTAGTTTCTTAGACCATATTTTATTAATTGATACAGCTAGATTTTTTAGATACTCTAAATCTATCTTACCGTTTATCATATCAACATTATCCATTATACCTGTAAGAGAAACACCAAGCAAAGATTCTTCTTGTGTGTTCTGTTGCCACTTACTTGTCAAGTATCTAAAGTTTGTTAACGTAGCTTGGAACGTACCAAGTATAGTAGCTGCTTCAACTTTAGTTCTTAAAGACTCCATAGTATCGTAAGGTCTAACAACAACCTCAGTTAGATTACAGAACTGTTTGTTGCGTAGGATGATTTCACTACAAGGATTAGTACCATAGTCTTTATACTCTTCTCGTCTACCGTTCTTAGCTGCTTGTTTCTCTGCAGCCTGACGGTTAAACATACCACGCTCACCACTCTTAGACTCGTACAGAGATAACCACTCACGCATGAACGCACCAGTTTCTGCAGCATCTGTGTAAGCTACTGAGTTATTAGATAACGCACGTTGTTGATTGTCTTCCCACCAAGAACCTGCTTTAGCGTTACGCATACGTTCGTCTGAGAGGTTGCTGAGAGAGATTAAAGCACTTCGCCTTACCCCACCTACCACTACAACTTCTGCGATCTTACACATCAAATCATGACAGTTAATAGAGACTAGCTTACGTTGTCCTTTTTCTATTGCTTGTTTAAAAAGATTAATAGTAAACTCAAACAAATCTTCTAACGGTGCTGGACCACTAGCACGACCACCAAATGTTTTAAGCCTAGCTCCGTAAGGTCTTATGTTAGACACATCCCAAGTAGGTATCTGTCCAGCATAAAGTAACGATAGCATTTCTTTGTAGGATTTTGCCCACCCTATTTTAGAGTCAGCAACTTTAATAACTGTATCAGTATCAAAGAGTTCCTCTGGTAAGTCAGGAAGTTGATTAACATACTGACGTTCTACACTGAAGCCCACACCAGTACCGCACATAAGTATGTACAGTGTTTCATCAAAAGCTCTGAGTGTATCCACAGCTACATAGCTACAGTTAAATCCTGCTACGTTATCTTGTTCTAATGCTTTACCTGCTGACATTAACGCTCGCATACTAGGCATAATGTCTAACGAAAGCACACCGTTTTCTAGTTCTTTTCTAATAGCAGTCCAGATAGTATCGTTTAAACCATGCTTTTCTTTTAAGTGTTTCTCAAAGAAATCAAAGTATCGTGCTACTGTTTCATCCCAAGTTTCCCTACGTTTTTTATCTTCGTTCCATCTAGCATACCTACTAAGATGTATAAACTGTTGATAGTTTGTGGGTAACCCTACGTCATTTATGTTTTTTTCTATCATGTTATGTTCCTGTTAAAGCTGTTGTTAAATTAGTTAGTGTTGTATATAAAAAAGAAATAGCACATATTAAAATAAACACTACAGGGAAAAGTGCATCCCATAGTTTAACTTCTAATTCTAATAGACCATCAATACCTGCTAAAAATATATTCCAGATAAGGTATACAAAACAAATTATGCTTTGTGTTAGAGCTAACCCTGCAATTAAAACAGCATAGGAAATATTTAAAGTAATTAAAAAGTAAAGTCCTATAGGTATTCCTATAAAAGGAATCATGTATAATAATCTACTCACTATTTGTTTTGTCCTCTGTCCATAAATGTATAGCTATGATAGCGTAGTGTATGATCTTTAATAAGTCACCTTGATTTTTATATTCTCCAGTAACAGAGTCAGGTTTCTTACCGTACCTTATAGCGTATTTTATAATGTTACCCATGCAGAAACCATCTCCGTGTCCTGCATCTATAACCATCTCTGTTGCTTGTTGCTTACCAGAAGAATAGTGTTGTTCGTATGTTTTATCTATATATCTTTTTATTTGTTCTATTGTATTATGTTCATTGAATTTATAATCAATCATTACTTAAACTCCTTTGGTAAGGTATCTTCAGTATACCAAGTAAAACCGTTTGCTTCAGCCCACTCAGCATGTGTTCTTTTAGTACCGTCTTTTCTTTTCTTAGCTGCAGGCATAGGAGCATACGGCTTTTGAAATATAAATATAAGTTCCATTGTATTAGGTAAAGCTTTTCTAATCCATAGATACTTACTGTACTCAGCGTGATCCCAAAACCTACCCTTTGCTTCGATAAGTATTTTATCTTTTTCAAAGTCAGGTTCATAAGTATGCTCTACTACATAAGGTACTTTGTTTGTATGGTGACTCCAGTTGTGAAGTATACCTGCGTGTAACTCATACTCCCACTTACTATCGTATCCTTTAGGAATATTCTTTTCTCTAGGTCTAATTTTTCTAGGTTTTCTTTTAGCCATTAGTTAGTCCAGTAACCTGTGCCAGCTTTAACCTGCTGGTCGTTAACTAACTCATGTAAAGTTATATTAGGATTACGTTTTACTTTTTTATAGAACCAGCGTAACGAATAAGCACTTAATAAAAACTTACGGTTAGCAAAAGAATGTGTTTGTTGTGGCATAAATTCATGCACGTTTCCTATGTGTATCTTAGTAACGTCTTCTCCTTCAGGAACAACAGAGCGTAACCATTCTACCAATAGTTCTTTGCTACGTTTTCTTAATGCTTTAGATTTTTTTCCATTCATTTAGTAACTTCTAATACTTTAGGTTCTTTTACTACTCTAGTTAAATAAGAATATCTATTTGAATATTTAAATACTCGTAATCCTTTACCTTCGTTAGAGTCTGCATGACATTCAAACTTATGTCTGCACCATGTACATCCTCTAGCTATTGACATGTTTCCTGCTGCTCCATCAATTACAGTATTATAACATAAAGCAGGAGGAGTGTCTATCTTTATTAATTTTTTAACAGTTTTTATTTTCTTTTTTATGTCAGGTTTGTCAAAAGAATCAGGTCTATATAAAGTTATTTCACCTGACTCTTTGTTCATTGCTAAGAAACCACCCTTGTTTGTACCTGTAGCAGCCTCGTAACCTGCCAACTGAGGGAGATAACCAAACATATCATCTTCGGCTAGGGTTTTGTTATAAAACTTCTTAAACGCGAAACTAGAAGCTGTCTTAATGTCTACTACTTCACCATCAATAACACAATCCATGTGTCCTTTAATGCCAGATACAGAAACTTCTTTCTGTTCATCGGTAACTTCATGTCCTGCTATTTTGATTAGCATCAGTAGTACCTCTTCAAGCAAGTGTCCGTATAGAAATTTAATAAACACAGAAGGTTTAATCCTTTCAGTTGTCTTACTTTCTGAACGCATATCATACCATAACTGTCGCATAGGTTTACCAATGTTAGACATGCGTAACGTACCGCTATCTCTTGGTCTAGGGTTAGACCATTGAGAAAGAACTTCTTTCATTGACTCACCGAAAGCATCGATAGTTTTATCGTCTATGTTTAATGACTCACCGTCTGATAGTACAGATAGCTTAGAGTATATATCTTCTACAAGTGTGTCTAGTTTTTTCATAAGTTTTCCTCTTCGTGTTTCTTTAAATACCTTAATGCTTTTTCTAAACCTTCAATGTTGTCACCTA